AAAGTCCCTGGAGGAATTGACCAAAGAAAACAAAGAACTCAAAACCCGGCTCCAGGCTACGGAGGATGACTTGACCAATACCCAGGTGGCCCTCACGGAAGTCTATGAGCTATTGGCAGGAGGTGGAGCGAATGGCTAAGGTATATGCTGCTCTCATCCGCAAGGGCCTCAAGACCCTGGAGGATGTACCCGCCAACCTGCGTGATGCTGTTGCCAAGCTGTTGGAGGAGGACACCAATGTGTAAGCTCCGCTGGCGGCTTGCTTTATTTTTGCTGAGAAAGGAGGTGCAAGATATGGCTATTGTGTATGCAACCCTTATCATCAAGGGCCGCAAGACTATTGACCAGGTGCCCGCTTTGCTGCGTAAGCAGGTGGAGGAAATCCTGGCAGACTTGGAGGTTGAGGTCTAACTCCCCAGCCAGCAGGAGAGGCGCATCCGTGTGGTGCGCCTCTCTTATTTTGAACGACAGGAGGACAAAAAGATGCTGGAAACACTGAGGAGTTATTGGTCTATCATCTCCACCATCATCACTGTGGTAGCCGTCCCCGCCATCGGCTACCTCTACAAAAAATATAAACAGGCGGATGCAAGACAAAAAGCGGTGGAGTTGGGTGTGCAGGCCCTCCTCCGTGACCGCATCGTACAATCCTATTATCACTATGAGGAGCGCGGATGGATAACCCTACATGGACTTGAGAATGTCAACGCCATGTATAAGGAGTACCACGCTTTGGGTGGCAACGGCACAGTCACATCATTGGTCAATTCCATCCGTGAACTTGAGGTACGGGACGATAAACGCCCCGCCTCTCAAGAATGAGCCGGAAAGGAGGGCGCATGGAGTTTTCAAAGAAAATGCTGGTGCTGCACTCCTTTGTGACCGTTTCCTTGATAATTGCCACGGTGCTCATCAACATTGCAACCGAGCACGATGTCACCGCCCTTGCCGCCCTTGCTGGTACATCCTTTGTGGTTGACGGCACCTGGGGCGGTTTTTATCTGTGGAAATCCAAGAATGAAAACCGGGCGAAATATGCCCAAAAATTTGTACGGCTGTTTGCCAAAGAGTACGGCGTGGAGAACGCCATCCGCTTGGCAGAAATCGTGCTGAAAGACTGAAAAGGAGGTTTATAGCATTGAGTAACAGCAAACTGGTGGACTATACAAAAATTTCCCCAAACAAGACAAGTCCCAGAAACCACAAGATTGATACCATCACCATCCACTGCGTGGTAGGTCAATGCAGCGTGGAAACTCTGGGCAATGTGTTTGCCCCTACATCCAGACGGGCGAGCTCCAACTACGGCATTGGCTATGATGGCCGCATCGGTATGTATGTGGAGGAAAAAGACCGCTCCTGGTGTTCGTCCTCTGCAAGCAACGACAACCGGGCAATCACTATTGAGGTTGCCAGTGACACCAAGCACCCCTACAAGGTGAGAGATGCCGCCTATAAGGCCTTGATTGACCTGTGCACGGACATCTGCAAGCGCAACGGCATCAAAGAGCTCAAGTGGAAAGCGGATAAGTCCCTCATCGGCAAGGTGGAGCAGCAAAACATGACGGTGCACCGCTGGTTTGCCAATAAGGCTTGCCCCGGTAATTATCTCTATAATCTGCACGGCCAGATTGCCGCTGAGGTCAACGCAAGGCTTGGGGTAGTATCTGATACCACCCCAGACACAAACGCCGCCCTGGAGTACGCTGTGGGCGATGTGGTGACCTTTAAGGGCACCAAGCACTATGCAAGCTCCAACGGCACAAACGGAAAGACATGCAAACCCGGCGAGGCAAGGGTGACCTCTGTGGCGAAAAACGGAAAGCACCAGTACCACCTCATCAAGACCACTGGCAGCGCCTCCACCGTTTACGGTTGGGTGGATGCCGCAGACATCACCAAAGCAAGCGCATCCATTGCAAAAGGCAGCAAGGTCAAGGTCAATAAAGGCGCTAAAACCTACACGGGCGGCTCTCTTGCATCGTTCGTTTACAGTACGGTTTACACCGTCATGCAAATTGACGGTGACCGTGCGGTTATCGGCAAAGACGGCGTTGTGACCGCTGCCGTCAACATCAAAAACCTCACCCTTGTGGGGTAAAAATAAGAGGAGGATTTCACTATGGAAAACATCTTTGACTGGTCCGTTATTCTCAGCCTCGTGGGTGTGTTGGTGGTCATCACCAACATCATTGTGCAGGTGCTCAAAAAGCTCACCTGGGACAAGCTGCCCACAAACATCCTTGCCACGCTTGTGGCAATCGTTTTGACCCTTGGAGCGTTCTTTGCCTACTGCCAGATTAAAAGCATCACCGTAGTGTGGTACATGGTTGCCGCTGCGGTTGTGCTTGGCTTTATGGTTGCCTACGCCGCCATGTTCGGCTTTGACAAGCTCAAAGAGGTCATTGCACAGTTGGATAAAAACAAAAAGGAATAAGACAGCGAAAAGCCGGAGAGGTGTGACC